TTGACCCCATGTCTGTGAATGACAGCCTGGACTGCGCCGCCGCGTCCCCGACGAGGCCGAGGTAGCGCGTCAGCTCCTTCCCGGGCGCAATCCCGGAGGACACGGCGGACGCCGCAGCGGTTGCCGCCTCGTCAAAGCCATAGGCGGTCCCCTTCACGGCCTTCATCGCCGAGTCCATGATCCCTTCCACTTCTCCTGCCGTATGCCCCAGCCCTTCGAGCTGCGCCCTTGCCGTGTCGATGTTCTTCAGCCTGTTGAACCCTTTCACGAGGGACAGCCCAGCCAAGGCGGTGGCCGCGCCAAGGGCAGGCTTCGTGATATATTTAGTCAGCTTTCCGCCTGTTTTTTCAAACGCAGATCCTGCCGTATTCATTACGTCCCCTGTGCCTTTCCCAAGTTTCGCAAGGTCAGCCTTAAAGCCGGTATTGTCTATCCGCGTGTCAAATGTTAGTTTACCGTCACTCATCTCTAATCCCCAAATTTACCCAAAATTAAGCTCCTTGTCGTCGCCCTTGTATGCCCTCCACCCAATAATGCTGGCAATGAGCGTATTTTCCGGAAGTGCGTTAAACAACGCCAGGAATTTATGCCAGTGCATATTTTCTACCAGAAGGTCAATCCCGTAGGCCTGGAGGAACGCCGCATAAATATAATCAGAATCAACGTCCCAATCAACAAGAGCCTCCCCCGACTGCTCTTTTTTTGGCACTTCTGACGGTGGAAACGCGAAAACGTCAAGCGCATCAATGATGGATTGGGAAGGGAGCGGCACGCTGCCCGCAAAAAGCGCGGCATATCCGCTCCCGCCCCCTGCCATGAGGCATTCCGGGTATCCCATCCATGCCCGGAAATCCGTCTCAATAAAAAAAACCTGCCCGTCTGCCTCAATGGCGTCCGGGAGGCTCCTGCCTTTTATGTCCATCATCTGCCTGCGGTCTTTGCGGTGATGACCTTGACGTCATCCGCTACGCCCCGGATTGCCTTGATTGCCGGGGTGTCAACCTGCCGCAGTTCGCGGTCTTTTCTTGCCGCCTCGATCCTTGCCTCATACCCTGCCGTGGCGGCATTATATACAAGCACGAGCTCCGTCAGGTCAACTTCCTCGATGTTCAGCGTCCCGAAAATGTCTTTTGCCACGTCCTCGCCAAGCGCCGCCTTGACAAATTCCAGTTCGTTCGTGTAGGCATCTGCAATGCTCGCCGACTTCTCCGCCCTGTCAATAAGGCGTGCGATCTTCATCGTGTTTTTCGCAAGCTGGTATTCTGCTCCGTTGTAAATCATTGTATCCATGTTTTTACTCCTGTTCTGGTCCTGTTCCCGTGCCTTCCGTAAACGTTGGCTTATAGTCCGGCGCTGTTCCGGCAAGTTTGCACGTCCCTTTCCGCACCGTCCCCCCGAAAGCCATCGCAAAGCTCAGCTCGCTGTCAACTGCGTTGAGCTCGTTGAACGTGACGAGGGCCTCCCCGCTCCATGCCTTGTATTCAGCGTCCTCCCCCGTTCCAACTTTATCGAAAATGAAGACGACCAGGTAGTCCATCTTGGCGTCCTGCCCTGTCGCAAGGCTGTAAAATTTAGGCCACACGGCTTCAAAATCCGGCTCTCCCTTAATCATTTTCAGCGGCTGCTCAATGCTCGGCTTGTACTGTTTCAGCTCCGTCGTGGGCGATTCATCCGCAATGTAGTCCACGTCCTCCGTCTCCGCGTCCATGGAGATCGTAAGCTCCGTGGACTTCTTCACCCTTGTCCACGAAGGCGACGCCGCGCCCTTTTCCGCTGTGTTCAAAAACAGCCCGATCTGGTGTTTTTTAATCATTCTTTATTCCTTTCCCGTATTTTATCGATATGGCGATCTGATAAACCGCTTCCGTTTCAGTGCGTTCCATCATGTAAAAAGTGTTTGCGACTCCGATTTCCAATACCGGGCAGCCTATGTCCGGGTAATTCCCTGCATATTCCTGGCTTTCTACCCAGCATTCAACTTGCTCAAGGTATTCTCCGCCCGATATCCTCTCGGCGTTCACCTGCGCAGGGCGTTTGAAGAGCAAGCAGTACACGTCCGTTATGATCTGCGTCCCGTCAATCAGCTCGTCAACCGACCTTGACGGCTGCCTGTAAATGCCGAGCGACTGCATCCCCGGCGGCAGCTGTTCCACGTCAACGTGTTCCGGCTCATCGATCAGGCCGCAGCTTTTAATCCAGTCTAAAAGCCCTGATATTACTGACATTTTCCCTCCTTACTTCATCTTTGCGCCTGACAGCTTGATTGCCCCTTTTAGGATGGCATACCTTCCGCCCTCGCCCAGCATGCGGTCAAACCAGTAATTCCCCCTGCGGGGCGCGCCCTGGAACCTTGCTGGTTAGTAATACCACCTGCGGGCATAGGGCGGGTTATACGCCACCTCGCCGGAGCCTATGTCGGTATTCATCCTGCCCGACTTATCCAAATCCCCGTTGTCCCGCGGCACGTAAGGCGCGCACCTTTTCAGCACTTCGCTGTCAATGAATTTCTGCACCTTCCCGCCAGGTTCAAGCCCCCTTGCCTTCATGATCTTTTCCATGTCGGCCTCGATGCCTTTCAGCCTTATTTTCATTTTGCCATCACCTGCCAATGCTTCAGGAGCGGGCGCAGGGTGTTGTCCTGCGCCGCATAAATCGTCGCCGCTGCGTAGTCCCTGCGCAGGTTGGTGATTGTGTAATGCTCCGTTATTTCCTCCGGGCAGCTGCCAAGCACGACCACATCGAGGTTGCCAAGGCCAAACGTAAAGCCTTCGCCCGCGTACTCCTTTGGCGGCCTGTACCCGGCACGGTGCGGCACGGTCACGCCTATTTCCGGCACAACGTGGATCTTCCCGTCGGGATCAACGGTTTTCGTCGCTTTTTCCGTCCACTGCACGCCCGCAAGCACCGTTTTGTGCCATTTGCCCTCGTGGTGGTTGTACAAGGTCACGGTGTCGCCGAACAGCATTCTACCCATTGCAAGCCCCCTCATATGCCCACATCGACATCAGTTCGGGCGGGATGTGCAGATATGCTATTTCATATAGGTCATGCAGTTCAGGGTCTGCGCCGCCGTTTTGTGAAAATGTCACGGAATACCCGGCGTTATTCACGGACTGCACGTCCTTTCCGTCCACCTTTGCCGCTTCGCGCTTTTGGAACGCATCGCACATCTCGCAGCATGCGCGTTTCACCCCTTCCGGGACAGAACCGAGCCGCCCTATGCGCCCGAACGTGATCCGGTCAATGTATGCGCTCGCACGGGCTGCCCATTTTTCAAACAGGTGTTCCGGCAGTGTCCCGCCATATGCACCGGCATAATACCCATAGTCCGCATAAACGTCCATGCTATGCCCCCTGTGCGGTTTCCTGCCCGCCCAAGAGCAGGCTTGCAAGTTCCGCCTTGCTCATTTTTGCATTGGTTTCAATTCCCTTTTCTTTCAGGCTTTTAGCAATGTCCGCCTTGGTCATGCCAGCCAGCCGTCCCGCTTCCGGTGTTCCGCCATGCCCGGCATCCCTTTCCCGCATCCCGCCTGCGCCAGTTCCGGCAGCTTTCCCTGTCTTTTCCGTTGCCCCAGCCAGACAGGCAGACGCCTTTCCCTCCGGCCTGGCCGCAAGCCCTACAAATCTGCTCATTGCGCCCTCCTATGCCTTGTGGTGCAGGTACACCCCTGCGGCCTTGTTTTCGTACACGCCAACCAGCCCGTACTTCCTGTATTTTTGCATGTACCCGTCTGCATGCTGGTTCGCTTCCGGCGTGATGATGTCCGACGCCACGTGCCTGTTGTATTTAAGGATGGCGGGCTTGTGGATGATCATGAAATTGATGTCCTTGCCGGCTGCCGCCTTGGCATAATGCCCTGCGCTCTCATCCCTGCCGCCAGCCGTGCCGGAATGGTCCTTGCCGTCATACAGGTCGATCGCTGTATAGAACCTTCCCTGCGGCACTTTGACGATCCCGGCAAAGCCGTCGAGCAGCTCCCTTGATTTCGTCGTGTCCATCGCCTTCACGCTGGACAAATTTGTCGGCGTGATGAAAAGGTACCTGCTGTCATCCGGCACTTCGTCCTCGTCCATTTTGTCAACCCCCGCCTTGATTGCCGCCATGACCGCCGCGCCGTCCGCAAGCGTTGCCCCGGCGGCCGCTTTGGAAATCCCGTCAGTCCCGGCAATCTGCGCGAACGTGAAGGCATCCCCTTCCGGGGCGACCCTTGTCCTCACGAATTCCGCCGCCAGCCGCCCGAAAGCCAGCTGTATGCTCTCCTCGTCGTCCTGCGAGTCGACCACGAACATCCTGCCCCGGTCATAGTTGAATTTCACCGTTTCCCATGCAAGCGTCACGTCGCCCTTGGTGTACCCGCTGTTCCTGCTGTAGTCGGCAAGGCCGTCCATTGACAGCTTCGGGATCAGGATCTCGTTTGCGTTTGCGCCCGCCCTTGCAGTGGCCGGGTCGCTGTCCAGCACCGACGTGGCTGCCGCTTTCTTGTATACTTCATCCAGCAGGGAAGTATAATTCTTTGCAAGTGTTATTGAATTTGCCATTTTTTCCTCCTATTCCTCACTGGGCAGCCCCATCGCCGCCCTCAATGCGGAAGAGCCGCCCCCTGCCGCCCCGCCGCCTGTCGGGCCCGTCGGGTTCTTGATCGGCTCATCGCTTTTAAATAAGTAGCCATTTTCCTTTCTGACTTCGTCCAAAGCGGCTTTGATGTCGTCCTTCTGGTTCTTGCTTTCCTTCAGCGCGCCGATGTCCAGCATCGCCATGACGGCCTTCTCGTTCCTGCCGCCGGAAGCCGCGATCGCTTCCCTGACGGCTTCCCGGAAAACGCGGTCAGCCTTTTCTGCTTCGTGTTCCTCATCTTTCTTTTTGAGGTCGTCATTCAGCCGGTCGATTGTCGCCTGCATTTCTTCAGGGTCGGCGTCCTTGAACTTTTCAAGCTCGCCCCTGGCTGTTTCAAGCTGCCCTTTGTAGCTGTCCCTGTCCGCTTCCGCTTCTTTGGTTTTGGCTTTTTCCGCCCCAACGTCTTTCCCGTTTTCAGCCATGATTTTGTCAATCACGTCTTTTTCAAGCCCGAGTTCCTTCAAAAATTCTGTTTTCATGTTTCCCCTTCCTGCCGTTAGGTTGTTTTAGGCGTGTAACCAGCCGCCACGGCCCGACTGTTTTAGGACTGATCTTCCGTCCAATTTTTTGTATAACAAAAGACCAGCCGTTTTGGCTGGCCTTGGGTTATTGAGTTAATTGTGTTTTTGGTATTTAAAAAGCGCCCTGAATATGTGCATAGGTGCTTATAGCTCATCAATCATTGATTTTATCTTATCAAGCCTTTCTTTAGCCTTTTTATCAGCTTCTTTAAATATATGGTTGTTGGAATCAAGACCAGCCTTATTCCATGTTCCATCGGCTTTAGCCTTTTTTTCTATGGCTTCCTTTTCTTCTATCCATTGTTCAAAGACTTCTTTAGCCTTTTTGTTTGCTTTTACGTTATTCATTCTTCCACCGCCTATATCCAATGCCATATTCTTTCGCTAACCTGATAATATTTACATGATTATAGTTTTCAAAATTCATCCAATCTTCCATTGGTTCATCAATTTCCGCAGGGTGTCTATTAAATTCATAGGTGTATTTTTCATCACAGCCACGCAAAACATCAAGGCCATATTCCATAAATAACCGCAAATCATCTTTGCTGAACGAAAAAGCCGTTTCATTAATGGTGTGGTTGTGCGAAACAGATGCCCCTTTTAGCTTTTCTTTTAAATCATAATCGGGGAACACCCTGTCTTCCAAACCAAAGCATTTATAAATTTCGCCGTTTGTTGTTATGACGCATGCTGTTTCAACTGCTTCTGTTATAGCATTTTTTTCAAAGCTTTTCAATTCATTTCGGACAGCTTTTTTGCTGCCATAATCAATTTTCTTTAGCAATGCTGGTCCTTCATGCACTGGGATTAAGCCTTCGCCGCCAATTTTAGCGCCCAAGCCCTTAACTGCCTTTTCCGCCGTTTTTGCGCTGATTTTCGATGTCTTCCCGCCCTTGAGCGGGGTGATCCTCGGCCTTCTCCCAGATACCACGTTTCCAAGCCCGTCGATGTACACCCTCTCCATGTGCGGCTTTAATTTCATCGCATCCGAAAACTGCCTGTATTCCGCAAGCTGCCCCTGGTACCTGGCTTTTGCTATGATAATGTCCTGCCGGTCCGCTCTACCGTCTTCAAGCATTCTCACTTTCTGCCGCTGCGCCCGCATGGAGGTTTCCATCTGCCTTTGTTTCTGGCGGGCTTCATAGGCTGTATAGTCCTTGCCTCTGTATGCTCTCGGCGTGTCCTCCAGCCTGTTCTGCGCTGCGAGCCATTGGTCGGTGTGCATGCGTTCGGAAATCCCGGGAATGAACGGGTAATAGCCGTGGTAACAGTTCACGCCTTTCAGGCCCGCCGCCGTCCCAAGGCCGCAGACGCTTACGAGCTCATCCTTGCTCCATACCTTCCCCTGCCATTGCTGGTGCGACGGCCTTGCCCCCGCATGGCGGTCTATCTCAAAATATTCCGTCCCCAGCTTCTCTGCGTTCATTTCGGAAATTTTCCCCGCAAGCTGCGATACGCCCGTCATGACTTCCCGCCGCGCCGCAGCGGGAAGCCTGCTGGAATGGCCGCCGGCATAATCCATGGTGCGGATTCCGCTCCTCGAAAGCATGCCGGCCGTCCTTTGAATCACGGAATTGTAATCAAACGCCCCGGAAGCGAGATCATGCGCCGCCTCAGACAGCGTTTTCCGGTAAAACGCCATGAGCGGAATAAATGCAAGCTGACCGCCCGCGCTGCCAACGATGCCCAGCGTCTCCACAAGCCGGCCCAGTTTCTTTTCGGCCTGGCTCTTCGCTTCCGCAACCTGCTGTTTCAACAGCTCGTTTTCCTCATACGGCTGGAAGTATCCGTTGATCTGCTCATGCATGCTTTTCATTCCGCCATACTCCCGCTCCGCCGCCGCATCGTATAAACGCGAGGCTTCTTCACGAGCCGCTTCCAATGCTTCTTCGATATGCCTTTTTATCTCCCTGGGGAAAGCTGCCTCCAGTACTGCGGGATTATCCTTCCATGCACCTGGCGCAGGCTCTGCCTGGATAGTTCTCCTGATTCCCCTTGCAATCTCGCCCAGAATCCTGTCTTCGAGATTGCAAAACTGCTTTTCGACCGCATCCGCATACCCCGCCCTGGCCCGCATCGGTTTACCTCATGCTGAGCGTGTCAAGCACCGGGCTTGCCTGCTCCGGCAGGTTGGCTTTCGCCGTCCCCAAGTCTTCCCCGTACCACTTCGCCCGGTATTCCTCCGGCCTCTGCACGCCCATTGCGACATCCTGCCTGTCCTGGCTGCGCTCCGCCTCCTCGTCCGCAAGGATCGAATCATGGAAGGCGCACGAAAAGCTGTACTCCGAAGTGTACATGGCATTGTAAAAGGCGATCGCATCCACAAGCCCCCCAAGGCACGTTTTGAGGTTTTCCTGGATTGCGGATACCCTGTTGTATTTCCTCTGCTTGGAAGCCCGTATCTCCGTCGCCGTCCTGTCAACATTCTGCACATTGGACAAATCGCCATATGCCAGCCCGACGGCAAATTCTATCTGCCTGTAGTAGCTTTCAAGCCCCCGGCTGAACGCCTCCTCCCGCATTTCCGGCGATTTTGGCCCTGGCGTTCCCCTGTACTGAGGCATATAAAGTTTGCAAGTCCAATGGGCCTCTCTTTCCAGTGATGGCCGACTAGGCCATCTTTTGATACATATGCAGCTAGAGTCAAGAGCTCCGGGGTACTGGTTAGTTCATAATGTTGTTCCACCTATAGGGTTGCAGATCCCTTTAGCTCCTTGGGTACTTTCTCTAGCTCCTCCATTGGGAGCCCTGTGATCCATCCATTAGCTGACTGTGAGCATCCACTTCTGTGTTTGCTAGGCCCCGGCATAGTCTCACAAGAGACAGCTACATCTGGGTCCTTTCGATAAAATCTTGCTAGTGTATGCAATGGTGTCAGCGTTTGGATGCTGATTATGGGGTGGATCCCTGGATATGGCAGTCTCTACATGGTCCATCCTTTCATCTCAGCTCCAAACTTTGTCTCTGTAACTCCTTCCATGGGTGTTTTGTTCCCACTTCTAAGGAGGGGCATAGTGTCCACACTTCAGTCTTCATTTTTCTTGAGTTTCATGTGTTTAGGAAATTGTATCTTATATCTTGGGTATCCTAGGTTTTGGGCTAATATCCACTTATCAGTGAGTACATATTGTGTGAGTTCCTTTGTGAATGTGTTACCTCACTCAGGATGATGCCCTCCAGGTCCATCCATTTGGCTAGGAATTTCATAAATTCATTCTTTTTAATAGCTGAGTAGTACTCCATTGTGTAGATGTACCACATTTTCTGTATCCATTCCTCTGTTGAGGGGCATCTGGGTTCTTTCCAGCTTCTGGCTATTATAAATAAGGCTGCTATGAACATAGTGGAGCATGTGTCCTTCTTACCAGTTGGGGCATCTTCTGGATATATGCCCAGGAGAGGTATTGCTGGATCCTCCGGTAGTACTATGTCCAATTTTCTGAGGAACCGCCAGACTGATTTCCAGAGTGGTTGTACAAGCCTGCAATCCCACCAACAATGGAGGAGTGTTCCTCTTTCTCCACATCCTCGCCAGCATCTGCTGTCACCTGAATTTTTGATCTTAGCCATTCTGACTGGTGTGAGGTGGAATCTCAGGGTTGTTTTGATTTGCATTTCCCTGATGATTAAGGATGTTGAACATTTTTTCAGGTGCTTCTCTGCCATTCGGTATTCCTCAGGTGAGAATTCTTTGTTCAGTTCTGAGCCCCATTTTTTAATGGGGTTATTTGATTTTCTGAAGTCCACCTTCTTGAGTTCTTTATATATGTTGGATATTAGTCCCCTATCTGATTTAGGATAGGTAAAGATCCTTTCCCAATCTGTTGGTGGTCTTTTTGTCTTATTGACGGTGTCTTTTGCCTTGCAGAAACTTTGGAGTTTCATTAGGTCCCATTTGTCAATTCTCGATCTTACAGCACAAGCCATTGCTGTTCTGTTCAGGAATTTTTCCCCTGTGCCCATATCTTCAAGGCTTTTCCCCACTTTCTCCTCTATAAGTTTCAGTGTCTCTGGTTTTATGTGAAGTTCCTTGATCCACTTAGATTTGACCTTAGTACAAGGAGATAAGTATGGATCGATTCGCATTCTTCTACATGATAACAACCAGTTGTGCCAGCACCAATTGTTGAAAATGCTGTCTTTCTTCCACTGGATGGTTTTAGCTCCCTTGTCGAAGATCAAGTGACCATAGGTGTGTGGGTTCATTTCTGGGTCTTCAATTCTATTCCATTGGTCTACTTGTCTGTCTCTATACCAGTACCATGCAGTTTTTATCACAATTGCTCTGTAGTAAAGCTTTAGGTCAGGCATGGTGATTCCACCAGAGGTTCTTTTATCCTTGAGAAGAGTTTTTGCTATCCTAGGTTTTTTGTTATTCCAGATGAATTTGCAAATTGCTCCTTCTAATTCGTTGAAGAATTGAGTTGGAATTTTGATGGGGATTGCATTGAATCTGTAGATTGCTTTTGGCAAGATAGCCATTTTTACAATGTTGATCCTGCCAATCCATGAGCATGGGAGATCTTTCCATCTTCTGAGATCTTCTTTAATTTCTTTCTTCAGAGACTTGAAGTTTTTATCATACAGATCTTTCACTTCCTTAGTTAGAGTCACGCCAAGATATTTTATATTATTTGTGACTATTGAGAAGGGTGTTGTTTCCCTAATTTCTTTCTCAGCCTGTTTATTCTTTGTGTAGAGAAAGGCCATTGACTTGTTTGAGTTAATTTTATATCCAGCTACTTCACCGAAGCTGTTTATCAGGTTTAGGAGTTCTCTGGTGGAATTTTTAGGGTCACTTATATATACTATCATATCATCTGCAAAAAGTGATATTTTGACTTCCTCTTTTCCAATTTGTATCCCCTTGATCTCCTTTTGTTGTCGAATTGCTCTGGCTAATACTTCAAGTACTATGTTGAAAAGGTAGGGAGAAAGTGGGCAGCCTTGTCTAGTCCCTGATTTTAGTGGGATTGCTTCCAGCTTCTCTCCATTTACTTTGATGTTGGCTACTGGTTTGCTGTAGATTGCTTTTATCATGTTTAGGTATGGGCCTTGAATTCCTGATCTTTCCAAGACTTTTATCATGAATGGGTGTTGGATCTTGTCAAATGCTTTTTCTGCATCTAACGAGATGATCATGTGGTTTTTGTCTTTGAGTTTGTTTATATAATGGATTACATTGATGGATTTTCGTATATTAAACCATCCCTGCATCCCTGGAATAAAACCTACTTGGTCAGGATGGATGATTGCTTTAATGTGTTCTTGGATTCGGTTAGCGAGAATTTTATTGAGGATTTTTGCATCGATATTCATAAGAGAAATTGGTCTGAAGTTCTCTATCTTTGTTGGATCTTTCTGTGGTTTAGGTATCAGAGTAATAGTGGCTTCATAAAATGAGTTGGGTAGAGTACCTTCTACTTCTATTTTGTGAAATAGTTTGTGCAGAACTGGAATTAGATCTTCTTTGAAGGTCTGATAGAACTCTGCACTAAACCCATCTGGTCCTGGGCTTTTTTTGGTTGGGAGACTATTAATAACTGCTTCTATTTCTTTAGGGGATATGGGACTGTTTAGAAGGTCAACTTGATCCTGATTCAACTTTGGTACCTGGTATCTGTCCAGAAATTTGTCCATTTCGTCCAGGTTTTCCAGTTTTGTTGAGTATAGCCTTTTGTAGAAGGATCTGATGGTGTTTTGGATTTCTTCAGGATCTGTTGTTATGTCTCCCTTTTCATTTCTGATTTTGTTAATTAGGATTTTGTCCCTGTGCCCTCTAGTGAGTCTAGCTAAGGGTTTATCTATCTTGTTGATTTTCTCAAAGAACCAACTCCTCGTTTGGTTAATTCTTTGAATAGTTCTTCTTGTTTCCACTTGGTTGATTTCACCCCTGAGTTTGATTATTTCCTGCCGTCTACTCCTCTTGGGTGAATTTGCTTCCTTTTTTTCTAGAGCTTTTAGATGTGTTGTCAAGCTGCTAGTATGTGCTCTCTCCCGTTTCTTCTTGGAGGCACTCAGAGCTATGAGTTTCCCTCTTAGAAATGCTTTCATTGTGTCCCATAGGTTTGGGTACGTTGTGGCTTCATTTTCATTAAACTCTAAAAAGTCCTCTTTTTTGCCCACGCTTCTGCCATTCACCAGCAGCTCCACGCTGTGGGCCCGGGCGTAGACCTCCACGTTGGCGCGCTTGCCCGCGCAGCCCCGCCAGCTCCAGGAGGGGATGGCGTTGGACATCTTCCAGGCGGAGGGGGAGTGCTTGTCGCCGGTGTGGTTCACCGGGCACACGGCAATAAAGGGCCCCCTGTCCCGCTCCAGGGCCACGCGGGTGTACAGCGCCTCGCCCAGGGGGCGGCCCGTCAGGTCAATGCGGCCCGACCCGGCGGCCACCCAGCCCAGCCCGCCGTCAAACCGGGGGGCGTAGTCGGCGTACTCCCAGCTTCCCACACCCACCTCGCCCAGGTAGTCCATTCCGGCCCACACAAAGTCCCCGATGATCCGGGGCTCTTTTTTTGCCAGCTCGTAAAAACGGTAGGCGTCGGAGCAGAAGGTTTCGCTGCCTAAAATCAGCCGGTCCGGGTATTTTTTCAAATCGTGGACGTAGCGGTCGATGCCGTAATTGTAGCCCGCCACATCCATGTTGGCGAAGGCCCCCCGGGTG